CGTCTTCCCTAGACATGCCTACGGACACGTCGGTTTTGGACGGGCCGAGATTCTCACCGTGGGCGGGGCAAGGGCTGCTACCCTTGTATTTGCTAAGATGTCGATCCCTTGATTAGGGTCAGGCTTCATCAGGCCTTCCGTAGCGTACCGCACCGCTTGACCCGAAGTGCGGTTTATAAGAATATCCAGCAATCCTTTTCTTCTCCTCAAGCAAGGATAGCGATGACGGCCACCTTACAGGCCAGACACACCCCACGCCGCCGGGGCATCGTGAAGGCGGCATTACTCTTTTCTTTTTTATTATCTGGTTGTAACGCTTTTGAGCCGGTCAAACGCTCTGGTTGGGCTTACAAGGGCCATGAATATGTAAACTGCCCTGACCGTAAGATGATCAAAATGTGCGAGAAGGCAGGCCCGTACTGGGTGTGTGAGTGTGCTCTGAGGTAGGGAAGGGGCTGGCCTCTGGGAGTGAAAACCAAGCCCCCGTGGGGTCAAAGATAAAGTATCACAATATCTTCTTTTCTGTCACCTCAAAATCTGCACCAGCTAGGAATTTGGTCTGTTCCTTAAGTGCTTGCGGATGATGCGGTTCACTGGTCATCGTCATACCCATCAGTTGCAGTGTCGGGGGGTTCTCTTTCATACCCTCTTCGATTTTTTTCATCAACGGATGTTCACGGACCTGGTTCATTGACAACGACTGATAGACCACTGTGGTTGGTTTTGCCGTAGCTAAATTTTGATACGTTACCGCCATTGTAAACTTTCTAACCATCCGTCGTAATCTCCTTGATTCTTTCATTGATGATCTGACGTTTTTTCTGCTCCAGCAACTCCACCGGATCTACTAGACCTTTTTCCAAACGTTTCATATCAAGCTCTGTGATGCGAAGAGGTCCAATATCGACCGGTTCAAAACGGCTGTCTTCAATCTTAAGTAATGTGTCAACAATCAACTGACGGTCCCACTTCATGCCTTCCAAATGGTCTTTCCACTCTCCGAGTGTATCCGGCCAATTATCATTGGGTCCGGGGACTTCATCGATCAACTGCTTGACCGTATCCAGACAACCCCAAATGACACTGAACTCATCTTCATCAAGATAGATTTCTTTGTCATTCTCACCGCCCATGACCAACGTAGCATAAGCCTCGTATTGGTTTGGCGTTTTATCACTCCACTTCATTATTTTTCTCCTCTAATCGAACCAGCAAACTACTCTCTGGATCGGGTTTCAAAAACAAAGAAACATAACCGTGATCCGATATCGGCTGGTCATACTCCTCGTTAATCTCTAGCTCCACGCCATGCGGCCCTTCGTCCGTGTCCAGGTAAAAATTGAAACGACAAAAGAAGTAACTGAGCATATGAGAAAACTCTTGCAGGGACAGGATGTCACACAGACCGCCAATGTCCCGCGCCCTGTATTTGTACTCAGCATGGAAGTCGATCATCCGTCTTTGCGACTTCTCCATCTTGTCCAGTTTTTCTCGGACATCCCCGGATTTCTCGATCTCACCTTCGAGAGCAAGCTCCAAAACACCAACTTGATCAACCAACTCGTTTATCTTATCCAGATACTTGTCGGCCTTCTTCTTCCAGTGCTCAACCTCTTCGACTAATTCAGCCTTCTTCTTCATCTCTTTTCTCCTCTTTTCTTAACAAATGACGTTGCAAAAAGTCTGTCAACGCCTGCTTATGTTGCCCAGTGCCATACCACACCAGACCTTCCATCAAACGACCAATCACTCTTTGATATGTGAGTTTGCCCGTGCCACTACCGGCATTGGCCCTGACCGCTTTTTCCCTTACTTCTCTGACCGTGTACTGCATCTCTGAAAACCCGGTCCAATCCTGACCTACAGCCAAGACATAGAGATCATTACCGCGAGGCTTTTGCTTTTGTGCGATTTTCATCGTCATGAACGTATTTACCAGCAAATCCAAATTGTCAATCGTGAACGAGGCATACTTTGAATAATCCTTCTTATCGACAACCTGTAGCTCCGGCACAAGTTCCGTTTCTTCTTCCGGCTCCGGCTGCACAACTTCCTGCTTGATCACCACAACATTGCTCTTGCTTCGCGGACCTTGGTCCACGTTACGGGCCTCTACTGCTTGTAGTGCCCGTGAGATCTTTTTTTCTGTGGATACGCCGACCTCTTCTGGTTCGACTTCTCTCTCGAACTCTTCCAGTGATATCGCCTCGTGGTTCATAAACTCCACGCGACGACTAGATATCTCGACAATACGCTTCTCTTCCAACAAGACCGCATTCTCGTGATGTCTCCATCCCGTAGGGTTCAACAACTGAGCTACGTCGATCATCAATCCAGACTTGTCCACAAGGTTGCCCATGAGAACCTGGTTGATAACGTAGCCGTTCAACTCTCGTTGCTCGTGGTCCACGACCTCAAAGAGTTGTTCTGGTATCACGCTAGCCCCATCAGGCAGCGGATCTTTCTTCAATCTTCTTACTACACGCTCGAAGATCATTCCTTTTCTAAGCTGGTCTGCTTTCATTCACTTCTCCTCTCAAAATCCCCGCCTTGCGGCCACGACGGACGGGGACACGTCGCTCTTGGGTTGGAGTACCCTGGCCTAACCTTCACGGAGCTTGTACCTCGGCTCCATCCTTTGAGTTGAAACGTTATGGACCCAGTTGGACCCGCTTTGTTCTTTAATCGTTTCAAACAAATCTTTCAATCGACACTGAGCTTGGTACAAAGCCGTGCTTGCATAACCGTTCAGTTCGTTCTCACTGCACTCGAACTCCACGTCTCCGTGCGCGTCCGACAGGACATTGACCAACAACTCAAGTTGGTCGTCATTCAAATCAATCTGCATTAGTTCTTCTCCTTTTCAGATTTGGTTGCGGGTCTATCCAAGATCGCCATCTTCAAGATCGTGTCTTGGTCTTTCTTGATTTGTTCAACATCGGCCAGCAACCGTTGCCACTGGCTCAAAAATTCTTCTACCTGTTCTTCGGGCAAGGTGAGCTTGATTTCGATCATTTTGTTCCATTTAAGATATGGGAATATGGGAACTTATAGTACAGCGCATACAAAAACAAGCGTTTTTTGATTAAATCGCGTATATACATAGTACTTTTTCGGGAAAAAATATTTTTTTCAAAAAAGTTTTTTTCAAAATGGTGTCCCTAGTGTCCCTAGTGTACCCATCCCTTATGGGGTAAGGGTTTCAAGGGTGACACCAGGGGGTACACCTCTCAAAATGGTGTACCCCTCCAGCAAAAAACGCGTTACGCGTTATAGGGGCTGAAATTTTTTCTTTTCTTAAAAATTATTTTTATCTGAAAAGTTGTATAGAGAAACGCTGTTTAATAGAATCCTGAGACATGGCAGAAGCAGTGAAGACCGAAACCCGGGGCAGGCCCCCAATCTCAGAGAACACAAGGCTCACCGGCAAGCAGTTGAAGTTTGTTGAACTGTATTGCACCCGAGAAGGAACTGAGACCCTACAAAACCTTGCAATAGAAGCAGGCTTCAGCAAATCAGGTGCCCACACTAGGGCGTATGAAATGTTGAATCCAAAGAAAAGTCCTCATATATGCAAAGCAGTCAGAGAGCGCAAGGCCGAACTCAACGAGAAGTATGCTGTTACCTATGGGCAGCACCTGGCTGATTTAGGCAAGATCAGAGATGCAGCCTACGCCAACCAAAACTATGCCGGGGCGGTCGCCGCTGAAAAGGCTCGAGGGCAAGCTGCCGGATTGTATGTCAGTAAGTCAGAGATACGGCACGGAAGTATCGACCAAATGTCGAAAGAAGAAGTTAAAAAAGCACTGGATGATTTGAAACGACAACTAGGTGAACGGGTAATCGAACATGAACCAGACGGAGTCGGGCTTTTGGAAGAGGTTGAAAAAGAGACTTGAAGCAAGTTACGAACAACCCGTAGTCACCCGAGTCGAAAACAGTTCGACCCCTGGAATACCTGACCTGATTCTTTGCGATTCGAAAAAAAACATACACCTAATAGAACTAAAAGTAACGAAGGGCAATAAGGTAAACATAAGCCCTCACCAAGTGTCATTTGCAACCCGCCACAATAGTGCTCGAGTTTGGATGTTAGTCGAAAAACAAAGCACTGATCAGAACCAGTGTTATTTGTACCGGTCAAATAGTGTGATGAAGTTGGCTGAATTAGGCATCAAGGAAGTACAACCGGACCTTATTTTTGATTTGGCCCAGGACGCTGAAACATTTCTTTGCTGGCTGAAAAATTCAAAAAAGCTTGACACGTTGCACGAGCATAGTGTTAAGACTGCACAATGCTAGTCATATTTGAAAGACTCAAAGAAAAACGCCAGCTTGCCGAACTGCATGAAAAACTTCTGGCCGACCGCCTCGAACGGGAGCAGGCCGACCGGGACGCATTGAGAAGCATCAAAGAAAAAAACAACCGGATATCTGATTATTTGATTAGACAAAAGCGTATTAATATGGGATTGTTCGCAGACACTAACAAACATGGTGCGAACAATGAAACGACGAGCCAAGACACTTTTAAACCGAAACCCTGACGCCAACACGAAGATCGCGAAAACTCAAAAGGGGTTCAACCCATTTGATAAACCGATATTCATGGCCCATTTAAATTTATTCCCCGACCTTATCACCTGCCCAAGTAGCAAAGCAGCAAAATGCCTTGATCCGTGTTTGAACCTTGCCGGCCGAGGAAAGTTTAGTAACGTCCAGGCAGCACGAAAAGCGAAAACTGAATTCTGGCATGAAGACCCGGATAGCTTTTTAGAATTACTCGACCACGAGATCACGCTGCATGAAGCGGCCCGAGCGAAGAAAGGACAACAATCGGTTATTAGATTGAATGTTACTTCCGACATTGCCTGGGAAGATCACGGGATAATAGAGAATCACCCTGACACTTTTTTTTACGATTACACGAAGAGAGCAAAACGGATCGATAAAACCCCAGAAAATTACAAGCTCATGTTTTCATATAGCGGAGAACCCAGATATCAAAAACAAGTGGAGATAGCCAAAAAGACGGATGCACCCATTGCGGTCGTGTTCCGGCACAAACTACCCGACTACTTCGACAAGCTTGACCGACCCGTGATTGATGGAGATCAAACCGACCTGGCTAATGCCTTCTCGGGTCCGGTGGTGGTCGGCCTCCTGGCAAAAGGCCCAGCAAAAAATGATAGATCTAATTTTGTTCAAGATGTTGACCGCATACCGGTAACTATGGGATGATTCCCAAGTCTTAAATAGGAGTAACCAAAAATGACCGCAGAACTTTACAAAAACCAGCTACTAGAAAAAGGCCTAGTTGATACTAGAGCGTCCGCAATAACCGACGCTATAAGCGAATTGCACAAAGCTTTTGCAGCTTGTGACGTGACGAATCGAAACACCGTCAGAGATTTATTCGGAGATTTGACCGTTGACCAAATGATAACGGACTTTGCCAAAACAGAAGACCTTGCCAAAGACATCTTTGACCAAGACGCCGAACCCCTCGAGGATCGTATCTATACGATGGTCAAAGAGCGCGTCGAGCAAAACATTGATTACCTCGTTCAAGATAGCTTAGACGAGAAACTTGATAAAGTTGATTGGTCCGACTATGTCGATGATTACATCCGATCTAAAATTGACACGTTTCTAGAGGAACCTGTTAGCGACGAAGTGCAAAGAATTCTAGACAATGCGACTGTGAATTTTGTGCTGTAAAATCCCCTCCACGAAAAAGCCCCGGTATGATCCGGGGTTTTTTTTGCCTCGTCTATATGAGATTATTCCCAGACATCTTAAACAGGAGAAACTAATGCATAAAATATTAATTGGTTGTGAATCGTCCGGGACCGTCCGGGACGCTTTCCAAGAACGTGGATTCGATGCTTGGAGTTGCGATATCAAACCAAGCGAGACCCCAACCAACAGCCATCTACAAATGGACGTTAGGCAAGCACTGCGAGAACAAAAGTGGGACATGCTGCTAGTCTGTCACCCGCCTTGCACTATGCTCTGCAATAGCGGGGTCCGATGGCTCCGCACCCCACCACCCGGCCAAACATTAGCGGATCGTTGGCAAGAACTCGAAGACGGAGCGCGATTGTTCCGCGATTTGATGGACGCAGACATACCCGCGATTGCTGTTGAAAATCCGGTGATGCACAAGCATGCAAAAAAGCTTATCTGGGGATCGGATTATGAACGAGCTTGTAAAGATGACGGGACGTTTATTCGTACATCGCAGCATCCGTACCAATTCGCCGATAGTGTAGACAGCCCAGACAACCAAAAGAAACTGACACACTTTTGGATCAAAAACTTGCCCCCGTTGATCCCCACCGGATCGCTCACAAAAGAGACTGCCCGGGACGATATCCACAAAGCCCCGCCGGGACCGGATCGCTCGACCTATCGAAGCCGGTTCCACGTGGGGATGGCAAAAGCGATTAGTGCCCAATGGGGGGATTGGATACTCGAAAACGTGCGCCCCAGGGCGCGCCAACTCAGTCTGATATAGGCACTCCTGGTCAAAATGCCCCGGACTCGATCCGGGGTTTTTTTTGTCTCAAAAATCACTCATACTGTCCCGACGTCGAGAGATCGGCGCGAATCAATAACTACGAAAAGGTAAAAATATGACAGATAAAAAAATGATTGGTGAACCCGTCCAACCCGGCGAGATTCCATTTTTGGACGAGGGCTTGTCACTTCTGACAAAGAAATACCCGCCCGAGCCGGAAATAATCCAAATCGCACTCTCCGACGCTGTACTCGATAAAAAGTACAACCCGTTAGCGGCTCCTGAGTACCAGTGGACAGCTATAGAAAACTTGCGAGAAGCTTGCGGACTAATCCCCGAGTACTTCGCAATGGCACTCGGTGCTACGGTAATGGATGAATACGGAGATCCAAAAGAAACAGCCCCGACGATACAAGAACTGGCAGAAGCTTTTGACCGGGAGCACAACGAATTCTCCGGATCTAGAACGTTCACCAAAAACCCAGAGATTTGGTCACGAGGAAAAATAGAAAACACGATTTATAAGTCAGGAGATGGTGACCGGGATTTGTGGCCGATCCTCCAAGCATGGCCCCGGGACATTGTCTTATACGGCAATAAATCTTTACTCGTCTATGAACACGCAATTTGCGCGATTGTGAACCCGGACCGGGACGAATACATTATCGGCCATTGCGACTAAGTGGGGGTCATCGAATGAAGTATTACGTTTCTAAATTCGTGGATGGTAGACCAACCCGGTTGTATTCCGTTGTGAACAAGCTTAGCGAGATTGAGCACGAAGCAGGAGATCGGTTCTTAGTCTTAAAGAAATCACCCGATAAACACTTTGCCGGTGGTGGGTGGATATCTGCCCCGGTGAGATTATCGGACGGTAAACAACTCAAACACGAGGGAGACATTGTGTTTGCGTCGATCCGGTAATAGATCGGTAAAAAGAAGACCCCGGTCTAAATCCGGGGTTTTTTTTGGATTATCGAAAAATCCGACCGCCTGTAATGCTCTGTGAGCCGTTTTTTGACCCCACCCCATACAATAGCACCCCCCAAAAACTGCATTCCGGGCACGAGTACCCCGAGCGCGGCCGTGACACTTTCCACGGCCGCACCCCGAAAACCCACGCCAGTATTAAAAAAGTGAAACTTGCCGGGCCCCGGCCCCCGGTCCACCCGCCAAAAATTTTTGGGATCGGTCCGAGATCCCCGGGAATCGAACCGCGAACCGAAAACCGTGTCCCCTGGCACTCGATCCGCGAACCGAAAACCCCGCGTCCTGGTCGCAAGTGACGTTCACGGACGTGAAAAAATGACTTCCAACGATGGCCCCCGGGTCAACTTGATATCACCACGGGACAAGGCCCCCGGTCCGGGTCCCCCGGGCAATCGAGGCTATCGGACGGGAAAGAGCTCGGACGCCGCGATCCGGGATCGGCGCAGAATGGCCCGGCCCGGCGCACCTGTACCGGTGCAACTTTTTCGCAAACAATTACCAAAAAAATAAGAATGGCTTTCACTGGCAAAAAAACCTGCTATTCTGCCCCGAGATCCGTGGTCTGGGACCCCTATGAATCTAGCCTTGGACACTGCCGAAGAGACCCAAAAACTCCGCTTAGAACTGCGTCTAAAGCAGTTGGAGAAGGTTGAAGCTTGTCACCAAGAATTTTTACCATTTGTCCGTAGCATGTGGCCTGGGTTCATTGCAGGCCGTCACCACCACATCATTGCCGAGAAGCTTGAAGAGATTGCACAGGGCAAGTTGAAGCGTCTGATCATCAACATGCCACCGCGACACACGAAATCTGAGTTCGCGTCATATTTGTTTCCTGCATGGATGATCGGTCG